TTATCCGCCATCGGCCTTCCGTCGCTGCCGGTCCCGGTTCTGCTCGCGCCATAACGACACGAGCATCGGCACATACGCCACGGCTCCCGAGCTGTAGATGATGAACCGAATGATGTCCCGCCCCGGGTAGTCCATGTGCCACCACACCGATATCGCAGCCTGAATCAGGACAAGCGCCAGGATGAGCGACTTGACGAGATAGATCTTGCCGATGCGGTTGGTCCACCAGCGTGACCGAGCCCCATACAGGACTGCGAATCCGATGGTGAGCGCTGCGATATAGATCAGGGAGACGTTGGCGGCGATCCGGTAGTCGATGTCGAACCAGATGTCAGCGGTGATCGTCGCGGCGACACCACCGGCGCCGGCGAAGTAGATCCACCTCATCGGCCACCCCAGGCGTGCTGCAGCAACTCTGTCCATCCGTTCTTGTCGATCTCTCGCCGTAGCCGAGCGGAGACGTGTTCGGCTTTGGCGGCCTGCCATTGGGCGTTGCTCCGTCGAACTTCAGCGGCATACTTTTCGGCGCTGGCCACATCCCTGTCGCGGCGCACGGCGGCGCGTTCCCGCCGCTGCCGAAGCCATGGCCACGTCACCGGCTACTCCCAGCAGCGTCACGGAAAGCTTGCAACAGTTTCGTGGCGGTGTCCTCCACCGCATCCCGGGTGGAGATGGTTTGCGCCTGAACTTTGATCGTCTCGGCGTCGATCACGGCGCGTTCCCGAAGGTCGGTAATTGCGGCGTCCTTGCCGTCGACGATCTCGCGGTGGTGCCGGCCGGGGATGATCCAGCCGCGGATGTATCCCACGGCGTGCACCGCGACGACGAACCCGAGCAAGGTGACAACACCAACCTTGTCCCACAGCTCCGGGTTCCACACCGGTGTCATGGTCGGGCGGCAGGCTCAACCGCAGAAGTCATTGAGGCGGTGCCCTTGTTAGCGACACCAGCAGACACGATCGACGTCAACACGGACAGCAGTGCCGCGCCACCACCGGCGCCAGCGAGGGTGAGCCAGTCGAGGTGCAGGACGTTGACTGCGCCGCCACCGAGGGCGAGGATGACACCCTGCGCGAAGGACTTCAGGGCGCGTTCGGCGGTGTCTTTCCAGAAGGTGAGCGACCAGATCGTGTTCATGGGTTCCTCCGGTTGTTGTAGGCGAGGGTGAAAGCAAGGGCGATGGCGCCGGCGCTGTAGAGGTAGCCGAACGCCATGACGACGTACATCAGGACCGCAGGAAGTCGATGGCGGGCCCGGTCTGGTAGTTCACGTGATCGCGCGTCTGCGACCCGAAGAACGTCCCAGCGTCGATGAGCGCCTTGACTGCGGCGATAGCTTCGGGAATCGGCCGCAACCCCAGCTCGATCACTTGGGCCAGGATCGAATCAGAGCCACCAAACACGTTGGAGCCCATGACGATCTTGCCGATGGCGCGCTTGTACTCGCCCTCGTCGTCCATCTCGCAGTCGGTGTAAATGTCGCCGGCGTGGGCGTAATCCCGCCAAAAGTCGGGGGTGTCCTCGATGCGATCCTCGAGGATGCCCGCCGTTGTCGGTCGTGCCGGCGCCCCGCCGCCATCGGGCCAGTAGTGGCCCAGTTCGCGCATGGGGTTGCCGAAGGTGACGACTTTCTTCACGTCCGGGAGTCGGTGATGCAGACGCCCATTGGTGGGGAGTATGTCGTGCTTCCACACCTGGCCGACGACCACAGCGCCTTGGGAGTAGCCGATCAGGTTGATATCGCCCTCGAACAGGTTGATCAACCGCACGAGCTCGTCGCGGCCCTCGGTGATGCTGGGCCACATGGGGAACGGGGCGGCCCGGTATCCGACGGGTTGCCACCGGTAGCGGTCCTCCACTGCCCTTGCTACATCGGCGTCGGGGCCGACCCACCACGGCACACCGGTGCCGCACACGGTGAACAGCATTGGTTTCACTGCCGGCGCGGGGGTGATGAACCCGCAACGCACTTTCAGGGCGTAGTTCACGATCCCGGACTGCGGCATCCCGTACCGGCGTTGAAGTTCGATGACCACCGCAACAGTGGTGTCGTCGAAGTACTCGGACTCGTCCAATGCGGTGGCCCGCACCCATGCGAATTTGCGCAGCAGGAACGACTTGAACCGAGCAATCTCAGGGTCGACGTCTCCCAGGCCGAGACCCACCCAGGCGCCCCCGATGATCACTTCTGCGCCTTGGTGTCGTAGCAGCCTTCAACGCCGAGCTTGGAATAGACTTGGGAACATGACTCGCGTTGAGCGGTGGCGGCCCGTAGTGGGATATGAAGGCTCATACGAGGTCTCCGATCATGGAAGGGTACGTTCTCTGGATCGCGCTATTGAGCACGCTGGCCCACAGGGGCGTCGGTTCACGACCACCCGAAGGGGGCAGTTACTCGCTAACTGCAAACATTCGGCTGGCTACCAGCAGGTTTGGGTTCGTAACGCGGAGATTCCTGGGCAGAAGCGCCGCAAAGCATTCGTTCACGTCCTTGTGGCGCGGGCATTCCTGGGCGATCCTCCATGCCCCGGCATGGAGGTATGTCACTACGATGGCGACCCCGCGAACAACAACGTCAGTAACCTTCGGTGGGATAACGTGAGTGGCAATCGACGCGACGCCGTGCGGCACCGGACGCACTCTGAGAGCCGCAAATCGCAATGCCCATATGGGCATTCGCTCGTCGAGCCGAACCTCCTGCAGGCTCGCCTTCCGCATCGGATATGCCGGTCATGCTGCGTGGGTAAGGGCCGCGCCGACAGGACTGGGGTCGATCGGCGCACAGCCGCAGACGCGTTTTACTTGTCGCTCGGGTTTAGCCCCGCACGCCAATCGGCGTAGTCGGTGACGCCGAGAACCTTGTCTCGAATCTCCCCAACTGCATTGACCAGCGTTTGGCCTCCCAGTTGCGCCCACTCAATCCTGAGCTGGTCGTAGGTTTCCTTCGCGTAGTCGGGTGGCAGTGTGGGGCCAGGCTGCTCGGGCTTCGGGTTGAACTCACCACGCATGTCCTTGGCGACCTCACCGCGGAACCACGGCATGTCGAGGTTCCCCGGATCCCACTTGCCTTGCGTGGCGCCGGCGTATTCCTTGTGCCCGATGACGCGGGTGGCAGGCACGCCGAGTTTCGTGGCGAGGGCGGCGCAGGTGGCGCGCATGGCGATGATCTGCGCGTCGGGCCAGCGTTCCGCGGAGTCGTAGGAGCCATCGGCGCGGATTGTCGGCCAAGCACATTCGATGCCGATCATGTGCCAGTTGGCATTGTTGGTGGGAAGCCACGGGTACGAGCCGGAGCCAGCATGCCAGCAGACACCGACCGCGACGATGGTGACAGTGCCGTCGGGGGCGATGTGCAGGTTCGACAGTGGGCCGGGCAGGTCGGGGCGTCCGTTGGCGATGGACTGCGCTGTCTCACGCGAGTTCCCGGTGTGGTGCACCATGACACCACGGATGTCTTTGAAATCGCCATGCCCACGGTTCTGCCATCCGGGCAGAGTCTTGAGCCGGTCACCGAGTGCCGGCCTGAGCACGTCTTCGAGCCAGGTCGGGTCGCCTGTCCAGGTCACGGGAACCTCCGGGGTGGTTGGGGTTTCGTTGAGTGCGCGGCGCAGCACCGTCCACGCTTCGTCCCACTTCTCGGCGTATCGGTCGGGGAACGCGGACTGCTGAACGCGTTGGGCGAACTGGCCTGCCATTAAAGGGCTATTGGCTGCGGCGGAATATCCGTCATCCAGGCGTTCAAGGAAGGTGTTCGCGGCCCGGGACAGTGTCATTTCGTCGCGGGTGCTTCCCCACCACGGCTCACCGTTGGGGCCCTTCTGTTGCTGGAAGAATCCGACCGACCTACCGTCGTCAGACTGTGAATCATGCGGGTAGTCGCGGGATTCGGGGTCAGCGTCATTCCATGGGCACCACCATTGACGTTGCCCGCTGCGGTCATTAGCGCCAACCTCTGTCGATATCGTCATCAGCGCGATAGCCGTTGCCAACTCGTCTAGCCCACGAGATAGGGATACCTCGTGCACCGCGCGAGCGATCTCCTCGCGAGTCATCAGCGGGCGTTCGGCCAGCCATACGAAGCTCATTCGTCCCCCATCACCATGTGGCTCCCCGTGCGCGGGAAGTGCGGGCGTTCTCTCGCTTGCATATAAGGCAAATGCGGTGGGGTCCACCATCTTTGCGTGTGCGATACGAGGAGTTTTCGGTGTTGTACTCATGCCCAGCGGGGCAGCGCGTCTTGCTGGCGTGCGGGTGGGTTCCGTGAGCCACCTGGTCCAGGTTGTTTCCAGACCGGGTGTCGTAGCGCAGATTTTCCAACCGGTTATCGGTTGGGTCGCCGTTGTTGTGGCATATATCTACACCCCCTGGTCGTGGCCCGAGGAATGATTCAGCGACCAGGTGGTGGACCATCCGATGAACGCCGAAGCCGAGCGACACCTGTGGCCTGTTGTCGCGGTGACCGTTTTGCATGAGGGTCAACACTCGCCCGCGTAACCGTCTCGACTTGCCACTATGTTCGACGATGGTTCTGTCGAGTGACCGCACCCGGCCCTGGTCGCTGACCTCGTATGCGCCCTCGTACCCGACTACCGGTCGCCATTGCTCTTGGGTAGCATCCATTGCTAGCCCCTCTCTGCTTGCTCAGGTGATGGGGTTAGGGGCCGGTTGGTGTTGACGCACCGCCGGTCCCGTCTTATCGATTCTACTTGTAGCGCACGACAATTCGTGGACTCCCCGCGTATGCAGTGGCCGCGCGGCGAACCAGGTGAAGCTCACAGGTGTCCCTTGCCGAGAATGTCGCGGATGATCGGGATGCCGGGGAGTCCACCGACGACGGAGGTCAGAACTTCGCCGATCTGCTTGGGCAGGTTTGACAGGTCCGGGAGTTTCGCAACGATCTGGTCGTCCAAGTCCGACAAGTCAGGAAGCTTGGCTTCGAGTCGGTCTGCGATGCGGTCGGCTATCCGGTCTGCGAGGGGTCCGAAGAGTGTGGCGATGAGTTGGCCGATGCGGTTCACGGCTGGTCCTTTCATAGACACGACGAGTAGCCGCGGCTTAGGAAAGGCGCGGCTTTACAGTAGGTTTCGAGTTAAAGAGGTTTGCGCAGGTCAGAGGGTGCGCACCGGCTATTTTCGGTTTACAGCTGAAATAAAGTAGCCGTTAGATGTGGTGGATGGTGTCGCTGTCGAGGATCGTGTCGAAGATCGGGTGGCCCACGTAGAACGCCCACATAAGGAGCGCGGAGAGGCTGAGACCAGCCAAGGCGCCGGCGGCCAGGGCGCGGTGCATCAGGACGCCAGCGGTGTGAAGCTGATGGAGTTGGAGCTGATGCGGATGATGTCTCCCGACACTCCACCTTTGGACACTGATGCCTGTGCGGAGTAGAGGAAGTTGCCCGACGTTGAGGCGTCCCAGAAGCTCACGCCGGTGATGGTTTCCGATGCACCGAGGGTGTGTTCTGGGGTGTTGGACATGGCGATTGATCCGCCGGACGCTGCGGACCAGGCGCAGGCGTAGCGGGTGGTGACGGAGCTGCCGTTAGCGGTGCCCGCGGCGCCGGGGTCGCCGGTGTGCATCCGCGCGTAGACGGTGGCCGGGGGCGTGTAGGTGGTGTTGCGGAATGCGTGGTCCAACAGCTTGTTGGCGAGGTATGTGCTGATGCCGTAGGCCATGACGATCTCCTGGTTTGGTTGGGTTACTGGTAGGCGTAGAACCACACTTGGCCGCGTGCTCCGGCGTTTCCGTTGGAGAAGGCGTTGCCGCCCCTTCCGCCCGCACCGGGGACGTTGGCGGTGGTTCCGGTAGAGGTGGCGCCGCCTGCGTAGGTTTGGCTGTTCAGGGAGACGTCTTTGCCGCTGTTGGCGTTGCCGGATGTGACGGCGTCACCGTTCTGGGTGCCTGATCCGCCGCGACCGGTGCCTCCGGTGCCGGTGATGGTGTTGCCGTTGATGGTGGCGGTGCTGTTGCCGCCGTTGCCTCCCTTGCCCGCGCCTGTACCGGCCGATCCGCCTGCGCCGACAGTGCCGGTGATGGCGGTTTCGGTATAGGAGAAGTCGACGCCGCGTTGCAGTGTGTCCCAGGCGAATGCTCCGGCGCCGCCGCCTTGGGCTGGGGTGAACGCGAAAGATGCGCCGCCGCCCCCACCGCCGCCTCCGAGGACGATGCGGTCGACGAATTGGCAGTTGCGGGGGAAGTTGTAGGTGTATGGGCCGGGGGTGGTGAATTGCGCTGGGGCAGGTAGGCCGGTGGTGGGGAATCCGAGGGTCGCAGCGCGGGTGGCGCCGATGGCGGTTGACATTGCGATCTGCGCGAGCCGATCCAGCGTGTTGGCCCGATTGGTGGCGAGTTCTTGGGTGAGTGCCAGCGTTGAGAGGCGGTCAAAGCCGAGTGTGCGTGTTGCAGTGATGGCTTGGAGTGTGTCGAGGTTCGCCACGCGACTCAGGCCCAATGTCTGGGCTGAGGCGAGCGTGGCGGCGAGGTCGATGCCGTTGAGTTTCGCCAGCGCCACTGTGCGTGCCACTGTGAGCGCTTGCCCCGGATTGAGTTGGTACTTGCCTTGCAAGGCAAGGTTGCGCACCAGCGTGAGCTGCTGTGTGGGTGCGAGGATTCGTGTGGCGCCAAGGTCGAGTGTGCGGGTGACGGTGACGGACCGGACAACGCCGAGTCCTTTGAGTGCTTGCAGTTCGAGGTCGGTGACACATTCGACGGTGAGGTTGGTTGGGCCGAGAGTGAGCAGCACCGCCCATTCCTGGCTGCTCGTGCGTGGCGGCAGTGTGGGGTCGGTGGTCCAGCCCGGTTTGGCGATGGGGGCGGGGCGGGAGGTGGACCAGGACACTAGACAACCTCCCCAATGTTGTTCATCTACCTAACGAAAACCAGTAGCCGGTGGCACAATCCCAACCATGGGGAAATGTGCTGCCGGGGGATGCAGATGGTGCGTAGATCAGCGGGTTGTCAGGTAGACAACTGCGACGGAGGGCACATCGCTGCGGGGATGTGCCACTACGGCGATGGGCCACACAAGGCGAAGGGCCTGTGCAAGGGCTGCTATGGCAAGGCCAACCGTGTCTACAGTGAGCGGAAATTGCCGCACTTCCATGCCTTGATGCCAGACGATGTTCGGGAGATCCGGCACCTACATGCGACTGGCGACTACAGCCAGGTTGAGTTGGCCCGGAAGTTCGGGGTGTCAGGTAAGGCGGTTTCTCTGATCGTCCGCCGGAAAACGTGGACTGACCTGGAATGACGAAGGCCCCCGGATTTCCGAGGGCCTCGCGTCACTGCCTGATCAGTGGAAGTGGCTGCTGATCTTCTTGAGCTTGTCGATGATGCGTTTGGAGATGGGGTCAGCGACCCGGTGCGCGGCGATGGCTCGCGGATTCTGGCTCACGTCGGGCGGCTTGTTCGGGCCGCGGACGGTCGTGGTGCCGCCGCTGCCGGAGTTGGTTCCTGAGCAGTTCGATGCGCAGATGCGGGGCGCGGCCTGAGCTGCGGGTGCGCCGACGAGTCCGAGCGCGATGACGGCAGCAGACGCCGCGAGGGCGGTGCGTAGCATGTGTGAGCCTCCTTGTGGGGTGGGCCGCGTGGTGGGCCGATGCTTTCTCAGGGCCTGAGGCCCGCCGCGCGGTGTCTGGGTAACACCCCGAAGTGTAGCGGCGCTTGTCTGTCGTGTCCACGGTTTAGCAGGGGAAGCGCGCTACAATCCTCTGGTGGACATCCTGGACTGCATCCGCGCCAACAGGGCGCAGCACCGCGAGCACACCGCCGCTGCCGACGTCCTGGATTCCCAGCTGCGGGATCTAGTGAAGATGGCATTCGAGCAAGGGCACACCGGCCCCCAGTTGGCAGCCATTCTTGGAATATCGAAAGAGCGCGTCTACCAGATCCGCGACGGTAGGCGCTGACTCACTTCCATTCGATGAGGGTGTAACCGCGGCCGCCATCGCCGCCGTCGGCGCCAAAGCTGGTACCGCCAGCGCCACCGCCACCTCCACCAGCACCACAGCCATCCCCGCCATTTCGGCCCGCTGCAATACCGGCACTGTTGCCGCCACCGCCACCGGCAGCCGGATTGGCCCCGGCTTGATTAGCCGCAGCCGCAGCTGTGCCCGCCGCGGCGGTCGAATCCCCGCCCTTGCCGGGACTCACTGAGCCGCTGGAAGTGCCACCGCCGCCACCGCCAGCACCACCGCCAGCGGTGTTGTTTACGCCAGCAGAAGCAGACGATCCGCCGCTGCCGCCCGCCGTTCCGGCTGCCGTTGTGGCCGTCGTACCGGAAACGCTGGCGGTCCCGCCAGCACCACCGGGGACGGTAGCGCTGGTGGAGCCACCGGTCCCGCCAGTACCACCACCAGCGCTCATACTCACTGAACCAGAGGTGAACGTTGATGCCCCACCATTGCCGCCGGTACCTCCGTTGCCGGTAGTGCCACCCACCCCGGGTAGGCCGTATGTTCCGCGAGTGACGCTATAGGTGGGCCCAAGGAGTGAGACGGGAATCCAGGTGCGGAAAATCTTGGCACCGCCACCGCCGCCACCACCGCCATAGGCTGCCGGCGTGTTCTTCTGGCCGCCGCCACCGCCGCCACTACCGCCCCCCAGGGTGACCCAGCAACCAGCCACGCCATCGGGGACAGGCTGGTTCGTGCGGTTGACGTTCTCCTCAGAGAATGCCTCAAACTTGCGCTCGCCGAGATAGGTTGCCAGCACATACGTTCCATCCGGGTACCCCGAGACTACGTTCAACGCGGCGCCGCTGTTCTGGTACACCTGAATCGAGAACTTGTCCGTGGTGGCCAGAGAGCCCCGGGATGCAACTTCTTGAGTGTCTCGGATCTTGTTGCGGACAGGCCACGCTGGGTGGTCCGCAGCATCCTCACCTGACGTTGCCGGGATAGCCGAGCCACTCGTCAGCGTCCGAACTACCGCTGATTGCCGCTTACCGGTCGCAGATGATGCCCACGCGACCTGCGATTGAATGTCCCACCATCCCGCCTTCGGCAGAGTGAACCGCGTGTTCGTCCCGTCATCGAAGGTTGCAGTAACGCTGCCAACCTGCTGCCACCCCGTGAGGGAGGTAGCGGTGCCGTTCGGGATGCTCTGGTTGGCCGGCAACGTGAAAAGGATGTGATCGTTCGGCTCCCCGCCGCTAGCAGGCGCATTGCCCAGCTGTGACAGTGGCACATTCCCTGTTGAGTCAAGCGTTGCGACACCATTCGCGACACCCTTCTGCGACAACGGGATCGCGTTCGTTGACCCGCCGCCGAACCACTGATTCCACCAGTCCTTGATCGCCTGGACAACGCCGTTGATCGGTGTAACGACCGCATTATTGAAAATGTCACCGATCTGATTCAACGTCGTCTGCAAATCGCCCAGCGCCCCAGTCAGCCCAGACACGACAGTCTGAGGGATCGCCTGGAAGTAAGACAGCAGGTTCGCCGATGTGTGTCCCGTCCCGGCATGCCCAAGTGCATTCGCGAGCGCATCCCGAATCGCCTGCCCCGCACCATTCAACGCATCTTCAATATCGTCGACCGTGCCGCCCGCCGCACCCTTGAACTTGTCCCACGTCGCCTGCATATCGTCGATGCGGTCCTGGATCGCTTTCGGCAACCCATCCGACAACACACCCAACAGCGTCTTCCGGAACACCGGGGTATTCACCCAGTACACCGTGCCCGCCGTCACCAGCTCGTCCACCTCAAGCAGAGGCCGCACCGACTGCACACCAGCCGGGATGTCCCACGACGTATCACCAAGAGTCACCGGCGACGAGATAGTCCCAGTCGGGTTGGTGATCGACCCGACCACCACCGGAACCATCGGCCCCGAACCATCCTCCGACTCGTACGTCTCCAACACATACCGAATGGTCTGCCCCGCACCCGAGCTGATCCCCGAGTACTTCACCTTCACCGTGGTGTTGACCGGCTGATCCTCTTCAACCTTGATCACACCCGACTTCAACCACAAACCCTTAGTCGACCCATCGGCAACAACCTGCGCTGCGTCCTGCCCAGAGTTAAACGACCACCCATCCGACGTCGGAACAGACTCAGCCGTAAACGGGTCCAACAGATTCGACGTCGCAGTCGTCAAATCAGATAGCGACACACCACCCGCCATCTGCGGCATCCCAATACGCCCAAACAGGTTCGCCGCATTCAACGCCGACCCCGGCCCCAACAGCAGATTCAACGGCAGTATCAACGTGTCGATCACCGTCTGCCACACCTCAGCCGGCGTAGGCGGATCGTTGAAATCAATCCCACCGAAAATCGGCGCCAACACCGCGTTTAAGGCGTCACCGATCTGCCCCACAATGTCAATGATCGGCTGAATGAACGTCGACACAACGAACTGCCATGCATCGCCGGCGTCAGGCAGGTTCGACCAGTCGATCGACCCGAACATGTTCTCCAGGAAGTCCCGGATCCCGGTCAGGTCAATCCCGGTGAGGTCCTTCAAGGCTGTGAGGAATCCGTCGACCATCTGTTGAATGTCGAACGGCGGCAACTTCCCTATAGCCGTGTCGATCCGTTGCGTCGGATGGTGCGTGATAGAGACCGGGTTCAGGTCATACGACCGGGGCATTAGCCGCCTTCCAGTTCCGCTCCGCCGCAACCCACGCCTTCAACTGATCGTTGCGCCACTTGCATTCAGCGACCAACCAATCCAGCACCGCCTCATTCACGCGGCCCGTGCTGGTCTGCTCAATCCACAGATAGTCAGCGGGATTCATGCGCAGAGACACCATGTGCTTCACCGTCTTCGGCGGCAGGTCAGTCACAGCGATCTCACGCTCTGCGTGGTCGATCAGCTCGAAACCCTCAGCCGCCAATGCACGCTCAGCGGACTCGCGCGCCAGCCATGACAGCACTGACCGGTCAGCATCCAGCGGGAATGGGCCCAGTGTGCGGAACGTTTTCTCGCGCGCCATAACTCAGCCCTGCGGAACCGTCTCGATGACCAACTGGGCACCGTTGGCTTTGTTGAAGATGTACACGCCGCCAAGGAACCCGTCGTTGTACAGGTTGACGTTGATCGTGGCCGTCTCGCCCGCGTTGACTTGAGCCACACCATTGTCTGGCGATACGGCGGCGGTGGGGTCGCCCGGGTCGGAGTAGTGCGGAAGGATCGTGGTCCAGTTCGACGAGTTCCCGAATCCGCGGCCGATCAGTGTTCCTGAGATTGGGTCCCCCAACCGCACTTCCACGCCGATGGTCAGCGGGTCGGCGTCAGACTCAATCCCGTAACACTTGAGGTGCCCGGTCACGTAGGGCACATAGTCGTAGTCCTGAGCTTCGAGGGTGAACGACAGGATCGTTTGGCGCTGCGTGGCTCCGGTGTAGTTGGTAAACGCCCCTTGGGGCACCGAGTACAGGCGTGGGTGTTTCGCCGCGAAATCGCTGGGCTCCCACTTGTCCTTGACCTCATTCCACGTCACCACCTGCCCGTTCAGCGGAGGCAGGGTGTTGTCGTAGTCGGCGGCCAAGACGATGGAGGACGCGGGTCCCTGCGGGCCGGCTGGCGGATCGACTTTCACGTGGACGATCGGGTTGAGCGAGGTTCCTGACTGCTCGGTCGTCGTGCCAGATCCCGGAGCCACACGCTCAAAAGTGAATGTGACATGCGGGGTCTCGCCGGTCTGGCCTGGTGAACCCATCGCTTTGGCCACGTAGTGGGTGCCGGTCCAGGCGTAGACGAGGTTGTCGATCCAGAACGCAAATCCCGCATCCGCGAGAGTCAGCGGCCGGTCGAACCCGTTGGCGGCCGACGCGGTGGGCAGGTCAGCGGGGTCGTCAATGTCGGAGTCCCACTGCATCTTCACAATGTCGGCAGGGTCGCCCTTGTCACCCTTGGCTCCCTGGAGAGCGTCCAGCGCGATGACTGCGTTGTTCTGGACTGCCTCCATGGTGGCGACCTGCATTGCTGGGGTGTCACCGTCGCCCACGACGCCGTACCAGTGGGTATTGGTTAGGAAGCTGCCGAGGTATACCGGATCGCCGGGGATTGGTGAGCTCACTTGAATGTCCCTTCAAACTTGGTCCGCACTTTCCACGGCATCGCGTCCAACATTGCGTCGAGGTCGACGTCACCCACGGCTGTAACCAGCTCGGAGCCTGGAATCGGTTCTGGGTCGGGCCAATCCACCGGAACCCAGTCGCGCATCCCAGCCATCTGTCCCGGACGGTTGGGAACCGCACGGGCCTTGATGACTGCCCGTTCCGGGTGAACATCCGCGCCAGCCCTTGCGAGGTGCCAGGCGATCTGTGGCAGCTTCTCCCCCACAAACAGCAACTCGCCGGTCGGTCCGCGCATGAACATCAACGCATCGGCCAGGCGGTGCATGGCGTCGATGAGTTCCTGTTTTTCGGCAGGCAAAACACACCCCTATCAGCGGTAGGATCGATTCGTGAAGTACTCAAATGGCGCGATACCCAAGGTCGGTGACATTGGGCAATGCCAGGGGTGCGGCAAAGAGGTTCAGTTTCAGCGCATAGCCCTTGGCGAATACGGCGACTACGAGACCGATTGTTGGGTGCACCTCGCGCGCACCGACTGCACCTCGAAGCTGCCGATCACTGCGTCGGCGGATCAAAGTGCATTGGTTCCATCGACCGTCCCGTCGGGCCACACCGAGGCGTGTGACGGTGAGCCACACCCCGACCGGGCGTGCCCCGCCGACTACCCGTGA